CGTCTTCAGATTCTTCTGAATCAACCTCGGTTTCGTCTTCTTCTTCTTCTGTTACTGCTTCAAACCCTGATGTGTTTTCCTCTACAGCTTCTTCTTTTTCCTCTTCGTTTACTACTTCTTCTACTTCATCGGATTTTTCTTCCATTTCTTGTAGTTTAGCAGCCAACATGTCTTTAAGGTGAGGCGTTAGAGTTTCCTCTAAAGCTTCTTTAGCGTTAGCAATAGCGGCTTCACGTACAGATTTTGCTTCAGCAATAGCTTGCTTGAATAAATCTTTGTTTGCCATTTTAAAAATTTTGTGATTTCGTATAGCTATTGAGAGCTATAATGTGAAGTTATAAGTTTTTAGATACAGTATAAGGAACTGTATATTTGTATATAAATATATACCTTTTACAAAAACTATACTAACGAAGCTAAAATTTCTTTTCCTACGTTAGCTATATCTCTTCCTTTAAGTGCTGTTTTAGTCATAGAAAGTGCTGCTGGTCCTACATTAGCACCTCTGATAGCATTGAGAGCTCCAATTCCTGCTTGAATACCTAACGCAGCTAATATTGCTATAAACATACCTTTTGCTATATTATCTCTTTTACTTTTATCTTTTACAAAAGGTGAGATAACTTGTGCAATTACTCCTACCATAGCTTTTTCGTTATGGTGTGCCCAATCATGTACTGCTTGTGCTTTATCCGCTGCTTTATTTAAGTTCATCTTACGTAATACTTTAGCAGTATACTTACCTAAGATGTCAAGGATACTGTTAGATGCTAGCAAGTATCCAAGGATAGAAACGGGGTCGATAAACTCATTTAGTTCACCATCTTTCATTTCCTTATCTAGTACAGCTTTTATCTGAGCAGCTAATTGCTGTTCTTCGCTTTCCAACAATATGTCTTGAATTTTCATTATGCTCTTAGAATATCGTTTATGATAGAATCTAAATTATTGTATTTAGATACTTTTATTTTCCCTTCTTGAAGTGCAATAGGGTTCATAAACGCTCCGTGAGTAGAAGGATTAGATACAAAATCCCAACATACTAATTCAAAGTCAGGTTGTACTTCTAAAGTACCTTCGTTTGTTTGCTGTACTGATCCTGTACCTCTAGATGAAATACCAATAGTATGTCCTGCTTTGATAATTTCTTTAACAATATTTCCGGCAGGTGTATTTAGTAGCTCTACCTTACCAATTAGGTCGTCTCCCTTCCACCATAAGTCTTTTACTATATGAGAGGCGTTCTTTAAGGAGACAACAGGAGATTCAGGATGATCAAGTTCTCCGAATGCATTACCACGCTCAACGAACTCTTTCAAATACTTACTACATTCTCTTTCTAGAATCTCTTTTTTATAAACTCTACCGTTTTGATTTTCGGCTGATGCTCTTTGCATAACACCTTCCACTTCGAATACTCCAGGCTTGGATTTTGATTCTTTGATGGTAGGTCTAAATGGCGTAACGTCTACTAATAATTGTGCCATATTATTTCTTTTTTTCGTTTACAGGTCTGAAAACTGTATCTTTAGGAGCTTCTTGTTGAACATATCCTCTATCAACGTCTGCTTGTGAAACCGTCTTTACTTTTGGAGTATCAAGACCTGAGGTGAATCCTCTTTTGACTGCTGGTCTAAGGTCTTTATTAAAAGCAGCTTCAATAGAAGGTGCAATAAATGCTCCTACTTTTAAACCTTCCTCATTAGTTATATCTCCTAAAGCATTATAAACTTTTTGAATTTTTTCTCGTGTCTTATCGTAATAAGCTTCAATATCAGTAACAATGTTCTGTAAGTCGATTACAGCTGATTTTAATCCGCCAAAGTCTCCATACTCGTCTGCAATTCTAGCTAATTCGTTAGTAGCTGCTTCATTCAATACTTGTTCTTCGAGAACTGTAGTAATAATGTTTTTTACAGCTTCTTTAATGTTATCCTTACCCGTCGCTTTTTTGATAGCTTTATCTTTAGAAGCCATATAATCATCTCCATCGATGTCTCCATCTCCGTCATGATCTTTATCAGCTTTTTCTTCTTGCATAAAGTCAGAAGGTGCTTCGTAGTTAACTGAAACAAATTCTTCGAATTCGTCTAAGATAGCCTGATCATCTCTAAGGTTAATAATATCCTCATAGTGAGTTTTAATAAAGTCTTTTATAACTTCATTATCGGCTCCTTTTTCAGTTTTAAGTAAATCGATTACTTGCTGAATAATAGCTTTTTTATCTTCGTAAGGATCTAATGTAGAATCTACCTCTACTACTTCTTCTTCCATTTCTCCGTAGTCTCCTAACTTTTCCATAATTTGGTCAAGCATAGAACGAATACCTGTATTCTTAATGGTTACCCATACATTAGCTCTATCATCCCATATGTACCCAAAATCAGCTGACATACCGTCAATTTCTTCTGCAATCTCTCTTGCGAATTCTTGTTCGTCTTGAGGAAGAGTAAGCTTCTTAGGAGCGTCTTTATGTGTTTGTTCTATTTCTCCTGTATCTGGGTTTAGATAAGTAATATAGCCTTTCATAGCAATATCTTTTGCCTTATCGTCGTCATTGTAATGAGCTTCTAAGCCTTTACCTAAATTTGAAGGATACCCATCATAATGGTTGTAAGTAGTAGTTAATCTATTACCTGCTAAATATCCTATAAGTGCTCTTGTACCTTCAGTCATTAATTTAGCTTCTTTTAACGTAGCTTTTTTCATATCGTTAAAAGTATCTTTTTCAAGCTTTCCTCTTTTAGTTTCAGTATACTTGTCGTGCTTATTTACTTTAGATGATTCTTTAGCAAGTAAGTTATAATAGTGTAAAGGATCTTTTTTAATATTTGCAATAGCTTTGGCCTTTGCTTTAGCTTGTACCTCAGCATCTTCACAAGTAACAGGATCATGTCCTAATGCAGCAATTTCTACATCTAAACCTCTTCTAATAGAGTCATCAGAAATATTTGCATAATTATCATTTTTGTGATCTTCAGATAAGATACTGTAGTTCTTTAGAATCTGTACTGTATCTTTATATCCGTTTAGAGATGTCAGAAATTGAGGAAACGCTAGCTTCATTTGTCTAACGAATTCTGATTCTGCTAAAATACCGTTTTTAACAGCTCTATATTTTTCATTTGCGGTTACTTGTCTCATTATAGTTCTTTGTATCCTTGTTTTTTAAGTGCTTTTTTTGCTCTTTTGTCTTTACCAAACGCAAAGGGTGTATGATACCCAGGAGTGGCTGCAGATGTATTTGCTTCATCTAATTCATGCAGGACTTCTCTAACTAGTTGGACAAGATCAGCTCTCCTCATATTAAAGAGATTTAAGCTCGTTTACTAGATCGTAATACTGCATAAGGTTAACTAAATGAGTATCTAAAACTTTATCCTTACTTGATATAGGAATAATTGCTTTAGCTACTTCATCTAATTTGATTTTCACTACTTCATCCTTAACCTTACTAGATAACTTTTTAACGATTCCACTTATTTTGGTAAGTTCCTCGTTAACTAAATTGCGTAAACGTGTTGTAGAGTTAACTGAAGTAATAAATTCTTTTAAAATATTTTTTTGCTCTGGAAGTAAATCTTTATACGTATCGTTGAATTTTTCTAATAAGATTTTAAATGTTAATAATTTAAGATCTTTATCATACTTAGAATACTCTTCGATTAACGTATCTTTTACGTCCTCTGCGTTTTGTTTCTTAGTTGTTAGATGCTCTAATAAAGTAGACTTAAAATTAATTAAAAACTTAGGGTCTACAATATCATCATTATTTTGAGCTTCTAGTAAACAGTATAATGAGGCTAAAGCTTTATAATCAGGTGTTTGAATTGCAAAAAATTCCTCAAGATTATAGTTTTCTTTAATAGAAGAAATAAGATCATACTTTTGTGTCTTAAGAGACTTCTGATCAATCTTTCTTGAAATTTCAGTAATTGTTGATAGGATAGTTTCAGCTTTATGCTGTCCTATTCCTTTATTTTTTAGTATAAACTCATAGAGTTTAAACTCTCTCACGAGAGCACTCTTACCGGTGAAATGCTTCTTAATAATTTTAACAGCAGCAGAATCCTTATTATTTAAGGTATCAGCAGCTATTTGCTTAATAAGCAATTCAAAGATAAGTCCTGTATTTCTATACTTTGAATGTTTTATCTTCATTATACACGTTTACTATTATAAATATGCACTAGTTACCTAAATCCTTGATGTTGTCTTCATTTAGGAGCTGAGGTTCCTTAGCATCGTCCTTAGAAAATACTATATTCTTTAAAGCTTCTTTGTTTTTAAAGTAAACAGCTTTAGTAGAAGAATTTTCCATTACGTTCTCATTATCAGAAGGATAACCTCCATGCATACCATGAACCCCTAGTGGATCACGTCCTCCCATTGGATTATCATTAGTTCCATAGACAGAAGCTTTTTCTCTAGGTCTTCCACCTTCTGGTCCTGGCTGGCCCCATTCTTGTTCCTTTTCTGGTTCCAGTTCTGAGTATCCATCTGGTACTGCTCCTGGTTCTCCTCCTTTTGGTGTACTAACTGATCTTCTACCGTACATAGAAGCTAGATCGTGAGGAGTACCGTAAGTAACTCCTGATTTAGCAGGATCGTTTCCTTCACCCTCAATTTGTGCTAATCTAAATACTCGTTTAGTATCTTCTCTGACTAACTCTCTTTCTTCCATGTACTTATCTTCAGACATATCAAATATATTCTCATAAATGTAATCAGATGAGAATAATTTAGAATCTCTCATTTGAGCAGCTAAATCTACCTTTTCTTTCAATAGTGCTACTTTTTCCTGATCGAAAATAATAGAAGCAGTGGAAAGTTTAATTTCAAAGTTAGTTAAAGACTCTCCTGTAAAACCTTGCGTGTATAAATGTACCAGAGCAATCTTAGTTAGCTCTGATTCCATAATTTTTTGGATTCTTTCTACAGTTCTAGCGAATCTAATATCTTCTGCTGCAAGAGTAGCTTTTCCGTTTAGGTCGCCTTCATATCCAAAATATGCTTTAGGAATTTTTAATGCTGCAAATAACTTAGCTTGTAGATACTGTACATCTGTTGTACCGTCATATTCTAAACCTTTAGTAGTTTCAATACGAGTAGATGTATCACCACCTCTTACAGGTAGATAGAAATCTTCCATCATATTCTGCATATTGAACTTAAGGTTATATTCTCCTGTATTTTGATCTACATAAGGAGTCTTTTTCATTTGATTGATAGTTCTTTGCATAAACTGCTCAACCTCATTTGGTGGAATAGAACCTACGTTAATGTAGAACATTCTCTTCTCAGGTGCTCTCATGATTCTATGAATCAACATTGCATCCTCCATTAAGTTAACCTGCTTGTAAATCTTTCTAGCAGGTTCTAAATAAGAACGTCCGTAAGGTAAGTAAGATGTATCTGATAATAGTCTAAAATGAGCTATCTCATAATTATCAAAAGTAATAGACCTTTGATTGGGGCTCTTTCTGTAGTTAGGATCTGATGCTGCTGTAATACCATCTGGTTCTAGTTGGAATGTAACTTTAGATGGATTCTCAGGATCATTACCTTCATGTCTAATCATATGATAGACAGTATATGGTAACACGTTATATACTCCGAACTTCTCTGCTATTTCTAGCTTTAAGAAAAAGTCTCCGTATTTTAGCATATTACGTGTCCATGACCATAAATTAAACTCAATGTTTAATACGTCATAGAAGAGGTTGTATAACACTCTTTGAATATTTTCGTCAGAAGATTTAATTGCTAAAACTTCTCCTTGATCATTTTTAATTACAGTTTCATCTGATATAATGTCAAGTGCAGAAGCAATAATAGGATCTGTATCCATTGCTTCGTAATCTGAGTATAATTGTACTCTAAGTGTTTGGTAGTTTAGGTTAGGATTATAAACGTTAACATTGTTATAAACGTATAGTCTACTAAATCTGTCTACAAGTGAGTTAGTTTCATACTTACCAGTTCCTTGTATAGAATTAACGTCAGCAACTTTAAGCTGGTCTCCTCCTATGTTTCTAATAACAACGTCGTTAGAAAATAGTCGTCTTAACCTACCAAATAATGAAGTATCCGCCATAGGATATATAATTTAAATATAAATAGTCTACTTTAATAGCCAGGAGATATCTTCTTCACCACCTGGCGTCTTAATAAGATAAGGATTTTCTCTCTGATTTCCAACATTTCTCATAACAGCTTGGTTTCTTGCATTTAGATTAGTAAATGATGATAATTGTGCTCTTGCTAAGTCCATTCCTTGCTGTCTTAGTTTTAGAGCTGTATCTCTAACATAAAGTGCAGTTGCACATGACATCAAAAGGTCATCATTATACCTATCTTGTGCTTGAGCTTTTCCATTTTTCCAAACAAAAACCCTCATTTCACTCATCAATCTTTTAGATTGAATGGTAACGGACTTTTCTCTAATGTATTCGATCATTTTAGCAATCACTAAAGGTCTAGTTCTCATAGACATTGTAAAGCCGGGAACTAGTTTATCTCTTTCATACTTGCTCATATAAGACTCTACTGATTCCATATTAGAGGTTGAACTATAGTAGATATTTCTATATTCCCTTTCAAGTATCTGCTCTATTGTAGCCCAGCCAATATTAGCGTTCTCAACAACTAATAGTGCATCATTATATTCAGAAGCTATTCCTACTAAAACGTTACCGAAATCTTTTGGTGAAAGTTTACCTTTATATTCAGCTACTTGAGTACAGGTCTCTATATCGAATATATGGAATGCAGAATAGTCAGTTGAATCACCTCTAGAGACGTCGGCTACAACCATATAAGATTTAGCATAGTCTACACCTTCCCATACCCATAGGTTACCGTCCACACCTCTTCTTTCCATTGGATCCTTTTGATATGTTTCTTCATAGAATTTCATATCGTCTGGTTCAAATACCGTATCCCCAGATGCTA